TTTAAACCAATTATCACCGTCTCTCTGTCCCTTTTTTAAGAATTTCGCATCTTTAAAATATTGGTCTTTAGGATAAGATCCCAATATCCATGCGCGTCCCCATTTACCACGAACGTTTTCAATTCTCACAAACACATAATGATCACACTTTTGTTTAGTGTTAAACGCTGCCACCGAACATTCATAGTGCTCACGAGGAATGCTAGTACATCGTTTAGTCTTTACATCATATCTAATTCCCCTACTTGTAATAATATCATAGTCATAAGTGTTGGTGATGCTTCCTTTAATAATAAAATTTGCCACCTCTTCTCCCAAAAATCCAGCAATATTACCATCACCCTTAGTAATAGATTGTTTTAGTTTACCCATCTGACGAGCTTTACGCCATGCTCGTTGTTTCATTTCCTCTGTAATTTTAATCTCGATCATTCTTTATTAACCTCATACAATTCTTTTAGCATTTTTAGACTAATTGCCAAAGATTCATTTTCTGTATGTTGTCCTACCTCTTCGTATAGTTTAGTAGTGATTTTTCTGGCAGTAGGAAAAGTAATAAATGTGTTAATAATTTCTACTATACGACGCGCTTCTTCATTATTGGTTGGCATTAGTTTTTCCTTTTGTTAATCTTAGTGGTTAAAATAAAAGCATCCATGTATCCACGCTCACCCTTGTCTACAACAACAATTGGGCTTGCGTTGTGCCATAGTTCATCGTCCTTGAGTGTTACCATATGACCGCCTTCTAGGGGGAGTGAAATAAAATTTTCATCTTCTTTATTGAGATAGACTAATAAATGCCCCCCTTCTATATTATGGCGAGCGATTCCTATCATTGAGATAAAATCATATCCGTCTTGATGAACACCCTCTGGAGATACTTCAGCAGTTCCGTCTGGAAGTGTTACTACTCGCATCTGATGTATATCTATCAATGTGGCTGGGGGTAGATTATTGATAGTTCTAAAGCTATAAATTAGCTCTTTCATACCATCACTATTTAATGTATCTTTGTCGATATTTTCAAAATGTCTTTCTATATTACCTTGAAAATCATTGTATTCATCTGTCTGCGTAAAGGTGCTCACAGGTAGTTCTTTAATAGCTTTAGGTTCTATCATAAGCTCTATCATGGAATATCTACGTAATCTATATTGACCATCTTTATGATCAGTGGCTGGTAAATCTTCAAATGAAGAAGACAATTGGCGAACAGCTCCAGCGCTTAATCTATCTAATCTTAATAAATGCATATTATCTTCCTTTTAATGTTAGCCGGGTGCTTCATAATAACCAATATTGAATCCGTCCCTAGTGCATTTTTCTATTGTTTCATCTTCACCCAACGCTTTCAAGTGATCGTCTATGTATTCACACATGGATTGATTTGTACCGGGCCACTTGTTTTTATAAAAGTGGCAAAGCTTTGTACACTTGAAGTTAGATCTATTTTGTGATATAGGGCGCGGAAAATTATTACGTTTAATTTGCTTAAACCGTTTTTCTAGCATCCCTAAAAACTTTTCTTGATCCTCGTTATCAAAACACATGCTAAATGGACCACCGTCTCTAATATAGAATATCGACATAATTGCTTGTTCGTATTCAGGAAACAGTTTTGATATAGCGTAATTGTACAATAATAGCTGGGGATCTTCAATCAATTTTTCATAAGTTTTCTCTTCCCCAGTAGCCCAATTTAAACGTCTGCCAGTTTTCCAATCTATAACTTCGATTACCCCATCAGAAACTTCTGTTACTAGATCAATGGTACCTTTAATAGCTAATTGACCTTTAATAGTTTCTCCATCGGGCATTTTGTACTTAAACTTAGCCCAATCTTGTTCAATAGGAATATCAAACTGAGGTTCAGCCGCCACTATTTTTCTATTACGGGGATCAAATTGACCATCATTATATGATAAAGCATCCTCTACCGACTTTTGACAAAACTTGAAATCAGCATTGGTATAATTGTGGACACAGTTATCTGAATAATATTCATAGCTCCTTTTTAATAAACGACATACAAACGCTTTAGTATATAAGCTTTTAGGGGTAAAATTAATTTTTCCTATAGCGTCATCCATTATGGACATAGATTTTCGTTCTTTATCCTGCAAGTGTTTTTTACAGGATGCCAAACATTCCATAACTTTATGAACGATAGTTCCTAGTTGAGCCTTTTTGCCAGATATAGATCTATGCCCTAAAACATAGGTTATAAAATACTGCATCTGGCAATACTCATAGTTATTATATGATGAACTCCGAATATATGTTACTATCATGAGCCCTCTTTAAATTTGTGTATGCCACCAATAAGTATCTTATCATCGTCAGGCTTGGGGGCCGGCATTTCTTTACCGAGCCAACCCCATTCGTCTAACAATTTAATAAGCTCTACATTAGTGTCGTGAATTGTCATGTCTTGATTATCTATTACGGCATCAAAATTTTCATAATCATCAAGAGCACATTCGCTAGCATGCGCGTCCTTATGATTGCCTCGCGTAAGTTTAATTATACGACCGCCAGCTTCTTGAATAGCTTCCGCTTCATTAGGAAAGCGACAATCATCAATCACAGCTAATAGGGAACCTTCTCTTGCTATATCGTTCATCAGTCTTGACTGCCATACGTCTTCATAAATATGGCGACATATATCTGTGCCAAAAAATTGTAGAAATTCTCTAGCTGACATTTTTCCCGGTTTATGATACTTTAAAACTCCTGTGTCAATTAGTTTTTTAATATCTGATTTTTTGGATAGCTTGAGATCAGTAATAACTCCCGGCATTTCTTCCCACTTAAACCATGTTTTACTATTTTTTTGAGATTCGGCACCATATACCTGTTCATCTCTTAGCTCAAATATACCCGTTGCTATTTGCTTAAGAGCACCAGCAAAGGAATAGCGCTTGATATAAGGCCACATAGCATATGATGCCCACTCTGCGAACTCTAGGTCATTTCTAGAAGTGTCTAGAACAGCATGGCTAGCTTCTTCTGCGCCTTCAGAATCAATAATGGATGTATTTATTACTAAGTCACCCCCTTCAGTAATAGCAAATCCATCTATAATGTGGTGGGATCTTAGTTGATACCCATGTAAAAAATTACATGTAGTGGTTTTTCCTGATTGTTTGTGCCCTGCAAAAGCTAAAATTTTGGTTGTCATACTAGATTAACCTCTTGTAGTTGTGGTTTAAGTTCTTGATGAATGTTGTCAATGTCCATATCGCCAACATCCTTACTAGATAGTACTGGGCGATAATAATTAAATCTTCTTCCACATTTTTTGATGATCTGTTGAGCTGCTTTCTGACCCGCTGTATCAAAATCTGTTAATATTACTATATTGAGAGCGCCACTTTGTTCTAATAACAATAGTTGATCGTCGTTAATACTAGAACCAAAAATACCAACACAATTTTTGTAATCCGCTTCATGCATCCTCCAAACATCACCCTGCCCTTCCACTAGAATCACTGTTTGACTATCTTGTATATACGGTTTAGCAATTTGTAGCCCATATAAATATGTTTTTTTAAAACCTTTACTATGAAGCCACTTTGGCTGCATGTTGGGATCAATAGAACGACCTACACACCCTACATAATTATAGTCTTCATCATAGATTGGTACAACAATTCTTCCAGACATTGGACGATTTTTTTCAGTACAAGCACCCACGTCAAACAAATTTAATGTTTCAGGAGCAAAGCCTCTATTTATATAATACTGTGCTGGTATCTGTATGCGAGAACGAACAGAGTCCCTACTGATATCATTAGTGCTACGATTTAGCCGCTTATCAAATATTTCTAATAGTTTCACATCTTGGTTTTGTGGCTCTTCAGCAATATCTAGATTATCAATTTCAACATCTAGAAATTTTAAACAAAAATCAGCTGCTTGATTTAAAGACACCTTTCGTCCTCTATTTTGAGTCAATACCCCTCTCACAAAACCAAATAGATTACTAGTAAAATCCTCTTCACAGTGCTGTGTCCAACATTTCCAGTTACCTTTAGAAGAATCTCCGTCAGTAAATATACTGCATCCCTCAGGATTATCACCACCATGTATCGGACATGGAAAAGAATATCTGTTAGGAAATTCCGTATATTCTACTTGAAGAAATTTTAATAACGAGGGGAGCTTTTCAAACAGACGCTTACATATGCTAACTATCTGTGTCTTCGTCAAGCTCTTCTTGTATTTCAAATCCCTCTGATCTTGATCTTGCATTTCGGTGTATTTCGTTACGGGTTTCATCTTCTTCAATTTTACCAATATTACCAAACATTTTTACGCTAATATAATCCCCATCATCTAATCCAGATCCATGTCGAGCAACAACTGGTACCAATTTTCTATTACCGTGCTCGATAGAATCTTCGGCTATTTCTTCATCTGACTTCATCTTAAATATAGAGAAGCTTGTACATAGCCAAATCAATCTATCTGACCCAGAAACGACATCAGTAGATTCCCTAGTAATACCGTCCCTATTGAGCTGCACAAAACTTAAACACGGCACATCATACTTAACACAGAAGTTATGTAGCTTGGTGATCTGAAATCCAAGAACTTGATATTCTTGCATAGCATTAGTAATGCCCTCAGAGCCCATTAACTTAAGATAATCATAAACTATTAAACAATCTTTAGTTCTGCCACCTTCATCAAACCCTACATGTTGATAGATCCATTTGCGCATAACTCCAATAATATGTTCAAATGCTTGTCCCGCAATACTAATGTAGTGATATGGGATGCTTTTTAGTTTTTCGGCAGCATCATGAACCTTTTCTTTTTCTATTTCATTTTCGTTAAATTTGCCTGTAGAAATTTTATTAATCTCTACACCACTCAAGTTAGCCAACATGCGATTTAAGTGATCCTCTTTAGACATTTCCGTATCTAACATTAGCACTGGTATGTTTAGATTACTGGATACGTTAAGCGCCACAGCATCACCAAACATAGATTTACCAATCTTAGGTCTGGCAGCGATCAAATCTACGCACTTACGACGCAAACCTCCTCCAATAGATATATCATATCTATCAAATCCAGTAGGAATACCCACTGTGTCAGATATATTTTCAGATAGGTAAGTTAGATAGTCATCAATATCATTACCTAATATTTCTGTTTGTTTATTAGAGGATTGATACACTTCTGAAGTGGCGTCGAGAATTGGCTCTTCCACCTTAGAGATAAGATCAATCAGATCCTCTTCTCCAGTAACAGAATTTAATTCTTTTTCACATGCTTTGAGTGTTTTCTTTAGATCTCTAGCTAGTTTTATTTTAGCGATTTTAGCAGCATGAGATGTGACATTTTCCTTATGGATTGGAAAATTAAAAAGAGATCTAATGAATGCTATTTCATCTGGGTTATGAATAGCTTCGTAGACACCCAGATTATTGGCGGCTGATAATATGGAAGCTAGTTCCACCTTAGCGTTTTCTGAAATAGACTTATGAACACAATGGAATATAATCTGGTTCATTTCGTTGCTAAAATGGGAGGCGTCAATAAAATCTATTTCTAGATAACAATCTAGACCGTATTGACATAGGCCCGCCAGCACCGCTCGTTCAGCCGCAAGATCTTCTAGATTTTTCCGTTTCATAAATCCTATCTCATTTTTGACCTGATGCACTTATCACAAACATAGTATTCCCGTTTGTGAGTAGGATTAATCGATCCCATTTGTCCACACTGTTGACATTTTTGTTCTATGCTTTTAAAGGGTTCTCTACGTCGACTAGTTGGCTCAAAATCGGGAGTAGTAATATCTGTAGCATCAGATCCGTCATCATGAAATTGATTGACACGACCTTTAACCTCGTTTACAGGAACCGCTTTTTTGGTGGGTGCATCTTCATTTGTAATAGGAGACAAAAAACTATCGTCATTTCTATTAACTAATGTTGGCCTATGGGGCACTTCTGTAGCTTCGTCTAAAAGTTTATTAGCCATAGATATCAATTCAGAATCGTTTATTTCCATAGCTTTCTTTAGCAATTTTTTCGCTTCGTCAATTTTACTCACATTTATCTCCTTTTAGATAAATTGTTTAATATCTCTGCCATTCTTTGTATCCTATCAACTGTGCCATCTAAAGTTTTTACGCGAGCCTCTGCGTGATTTTTAATTTTGAAAATTTCTGACGCTAATGGGTTTTCTTTAATAGCTGAATAATATTTTTCTTGCCACTTGGTATACTTGTCACCATACTGTGACATTCTATCTGCAATTATATACCAAATGCTGCTTTCTGCCCAATCTAATATTATTTTTTCTTTAGTTTTAATTTGCTGCAAATACTCAGCATAAATATAAAGCTCATACGCACCAGACGCCTTGTCTTCACTGGTAAGTTTTCTAATGCCCTCTGATTTTAATCCCAGTAGTTTATTTATGTTTTCATTTTCTTGAATTGGTGGCAGCTGTTTACAGGATTTCCATACCTCAATAGCGTCTACAAATTCATTTAATCTTGCTTCGCCACTCATCAATATCCTCGTTATAGTTAAATTCTATTAAAGTTATATTATTCAATTCACACCACTCTTTCTTATCTGTATCACGACCTTTAGCTTTATAAAAACTTAACTTACTTTTAAAAAAGAATGGATTAAACTTGTAGTGTTGCTCACCATGCACTTCAATAATTAAATTTCTATTGGGTATAAAAAAGTCTGCACGTAAAGTGCTGCGCCTTATTTGGGTTTTACTCCCAACTAAAGAAACTTCTTCCAGTATTATATCATGAGGAAATATACTGTCAAGCAATTTTTTTGCTTTTATGTGTAGCTTAGATCGTTGCGCACACTGAGCCTGTGAAACCGAGGGGTTCCATGAATATTCCCTGCCATCAAGACCATGTATATGCATATTAAGTTTCTACCATTGGCGCATTTTCCCACGCATCTATTCTATTGGCTTCGGATCGAATTTTATCCTGCTCTTTTGGCGTTAGGATGCTTGATGGAATATGGTTAACGGCCTCATAAATATCCTTATCAATTTTATCATTACAATGGTCACAAAAATAATAATTATCCACTAGGCGAGCATGATGGTGGTGACACATTACAACATCTCCTTGATACTTTTCTCTAGAATTGATACTAACTTAGGATTTTCTGCTAAAAATGTATAGAGCTTATCTTGCCCTTGAAACTTGAACGCTTTCAATAAAGCTTCATTATCCTCAACATTGATTGCTGGATTTATTTCTTTGGCCAGTTCCTTATGGTCAACTATAAATTCACATGTTAGCCATGCGCCAGCTTTAGCAATCATACCCAAATCCTGACTCAACATCAGAATTTCTTGTACCTTATCTATACCGTGTCCGTATCTAATCCAACTCTGAGCTTGAGTTCCCGGTGAACCCATAGAAGAGCATATCACTTTCCAATTAACAACTTGACCGATTCTTTCTTTGTTAGAGTTAAACCAAGGGGTAATGGCAGAAATTTTATCTCCACCATGTCGTATTTCCATTCTTGTATCAGCTTGATATTGAATTTTATTACCACCATCTGCCATCTTAGCTACACCAAAGCCTGCTGTGTTAGCAATGTAGTGAGTAATGCAAGCAATGATGCCACGTTGACGAGGCAGAATTTGACCCATCTTCTTGGTAAAGATAGACAATAACTTAGGAAGGCCAGCGCGCCCCGGAGTCATATCACCCACCAATTCTTTTTCTGGCAGTAGTGATGAGATAGAATCTATAACCAAAAGAGCGCCGTGGTTCTCAGGATCTGTCATGAGCTTGTGAGCCACTTCTAAGAAGACTTCAGCGGACAAAGGCTTATCTTCAGGGTGAATAATTTCCATTTTATTAGGATCGAGATCTCGCACTTCAAAATTCATATCTTTAATGCGACCTTCTACATCTAAATAAATAACAGGACGACCTTCTTGTTGACAGTTAGCTGCCAACTGCATAGCAGTGGTAGTTTTACCGCTCTTAGGGTCACCCGTTAACATAAACCATGAACCCTCTTTAATGCCGCCCCCCAGCGCAATGTCTATTGCTGGACTAATTGACACAGCCTTGTAGCTCTTTTTTTCTGCCAGTATATCCATACCATTGGTGATGATATTGCCATGCTCTTTAATGATCTTAGACAAGTATTCAGGTGTTTTCTTTTTTGCCATCTTCTATATTCCTAATTTGTGAAAAAAGAGTTTTTTGTTTTCTTGGTGCTCTAGATTTATACTCTATTGTTTCCGGGATGTCAATTACTTGCTTTTCTTTTTTTGCTTGAGCCTCTACTATCTTAGAAGATTTAGCCACACCCTTGTCAACAAAACGTATAATTAATACAAATTTTCCTGATTGATGCAAAAACCCCAATGAAAATACATTTTTTCCATTAGGGCTATTTAGATAATGAAGTAGTGCTTTTTCTCCGTATTTTTTGATTAGCTTAGAAGCCGCCCGTATTTGTATCTGGTATTCATCTTTGTGTGACTTGCTCCAAAACTTATACTCTAAGCTACCAGCATTGTCACGTTCTCTTTTTCTAATACACACCATTTCGGCAGCATATTGGGACGCGCTACACGGAGATCCCGTTGAGACACTTTTGTATTTCTGGGTGGTTTTTTTTGGAGGAGTCATTTTTGAAAATCGCATCTTGTAAATTATCTTTTGTTGTTGACCTTACCGATACCGCTTGTTCAAACTCGTTATGTGGCCATGTATATTTGGAAACGTCGAATTCAGTACAATTATCTTTTAACAAGATAACCGTCAGGGTTTGAAATGATTGAGAATGACCTCCATCCATAGATTGATCTTTAGCAATACCTCGCATAATTTTTAACCCATCTAATCCATCTGGATCTTCAAAAAACACATATTTTGGCGCACCAAACATATACAATTCAACAACAGATGGATACACACTATTTTCTTCACAGTGCTTTTTTAGTCTTAACCATGGATTTTCAAGATTAGGACGGTCATAATCACCATATACTTTTACGCCATCCGTTAGGGTTATAACCCAACTTATCATTAGCTCCTGCATAATAAGTCGGTGCATATATCCATCTACTTGAGTACAAATCATATTAGTCCTTAATTTTATGAATTATAGTAGTATACCTTCCGGGAGTGGTGGGGGGATTTTTTTTACTTTCATCTCCCGCTATAGAAGCGGCTTCTGTCATAACTGTAACACCCCTATCTGGCTTTCTAGCAAACAGTGAGTGAATAGCGGATTCTGTGGTTTGGTAATTTTCCTTTATGTATTTTTCAACTGATGAGGTTGATCT